CCCAATCTTATAATAAAACCACTACGTTTAGGATAGTATCTACATGTGTATGGTGTAAACGAGATTTTGAAACATCTACTCATAAAAAAGCAAGACGATGTTGCTCGTTAGATTGTGCTCATAAATATTCTCAATCGAAAGTTGATCCTGAAACTCATAGACTTTCTTTACAACGAAAAAAACATTTTCCAAAAGAAAAACAATTTATTTGTGTAATTTGTCACAGAGCGTTTATAAAAACTGTACTTTCCGATTCTAAACATTTTCAAGTATGTTCTCCGATATGCTGCAATGAACTACTTCGACAAAAAGCCATATCCAACCCAAATTGCGGCGGCGAAACCGGATATCGACACTACAAGTATCGGGACGTGTGGATGGATTCGGCATGGGAAGTAAATTTGGCAAAATGGATGGATGATAATGGAATTTATTGGGAGCGCAGTAGAAAGCGTCATATGTTTTGGTGGACGGATGATGACGGTCAAAAACGACGATATTATCCAGATTTCTATCTACCGGATTATGATGTCTATCTTGACCCCAAAAACAAATACCGAATGAAAATGGACGAATACAAATTGACAAAAGTTGTAAATGAAAATGGAATTCATCTCATTTGGGGAGAAATAGAGAATGTGAAAAAAGAAATTGACACTTTGCGTAGAATGTGATATATGTATGGGAGTAATGACACTCCGAGGGCACTTCCCTTGAGTTCATTGGGGTTATCGTATAATGGTAGTACATGTGAATGGCATTCACAAAGTTGGGGTTCGACTCCCCATAACTCCACCAGTTAATATGAAAATTAAAATTGTAACTTTAAGTGATAAAAATCGTAAAGAAATAAGTGATGTTACATTTCCAACGTTAGAAAAATTTTCTATTAATACTGGGATTGAATTAACACGACATACATCTCTTATAGATCCATCAATACATGCAAAATGGAATAAATTTTTATCTTTGAAATTGGAAATAGAAAAATATGACTGGATAATATGGATGGATTCAGATATATCAATTATAAATAAAAATTTTGATTTAAAAAATTATTTATCTACATTTGATAAAAGGACAAACTTTTTAATTTCAATGGATTGTAATGGGCCATGTACAGGGTGTTTTGCATTGAGAAATTGTGAATGGTCTTATAATTTTATAAATACTGTTCTATTTTTAAAAAATACATGTGATATTAAAGAAGTGCCCCAAAATCGCACCGAATCTGATCAGGGATGTGTTCGGGTGTTAATAAAAAACTTTTCGAATATATCAAATTATGTGGAATATATACCAGAACATTTAATTCAAAATCCAAGAAGTGTATTTAATCCTGATGCATTTGCGATGCATTTTTGGTATGAATTAAGAGATAGAAATAGAATTATAGATTGTGCAACAGATATTGATAATGGTATATGGACGGAAGAACAATTAAAAAGTAAACAAAAAAATACAATTGTTGTAATGTAATAAATTCTCAATATATTTATCATCGGAATCATGATATGATTTAAGAAATAAAATTTCTTTGACATAGCAGATAGACCGATGATTAAATACCCCATAGTGTGTGACACATGGGAATAAGCGTGGAAAAGAAGTAAATATTTAAATATATTGAAGACCATGACAGGTTTCTCGGCCTAAAGCGAAGATAGCGATGACTGCGAAAAGGTCTAGGTATTAACTATCATAAGTTACTATGTCAAAGATCGGTGGGGTGGCTGAGTTGGTTTAAGGCACTTGTTTGGAAGACAAGCGTGCCCAAAAGCACCGTGGGTTCGAATCCCACCCCCACCGCCAATTTAGAAAGTATATATTATTATGAAAGCAAAACGTTTAGGTGATTTACAGCGAGTTATTAATCAAAATCCGCATTGGGCGGCGTTGAAAGAATATAATCATATTCGAGTGCAATTTCCTAATGGAAAAGAAAAACATTTATTATTTACGGATAAAGAAATTCAACGGGCTATAGACCGAGCCAATAAGAATCCGGAAGATCTGCCCAAAGTATCATGGGTCAGAGATTTCTTTGATTGATAAACAGGATGGTTAACCGGGCGGGGACCCGGGGCCGACTCGAAATCGGCACGCACCTCAGAGTGTGGGGATCGAGACCTCAGCCATCCGCCATTTTCAATGAAAAAACAGTTAATATTTATATTTATATTTTTCTTTGTATTGATTGCAAAAACTGAAAATGTACGGTTTAATGTACAATATGAAGGAAATACTAACGAAACTGCCGGATTTGCCATTTATTATGGCCCGGCATCTCGCCAATATACCAATCATCAAATAGTAAAAAATTCTACTAATATCACTATCACGAATCTACCATCCAATTCTTCGTTTTATTTATCTGGACGATCTATCAGGTTTGACGGATTGGAGTCGGATTTAGGAAACGAATTATTTATAACAACCACACCTATTATAACCAATCAATTACCAAGTGCAGTGAAAGATTTTCGGCTTTCTCACGTTTATATGAATATTTATTAATATGAAAAAATTTATTGCATCAATTTTACTTTTGGGTAGCTTATTTATTGCCATACCTCAAACGGTATCGTACGACGCCCTGTTTACATGGACTCAAAATCCACCGGAAGAATTAGTAATGGGATATAGAATTGAATATATTAAATCTCCAGTAGTAACAAACTGGACATATTTAACATATGTTAATTCGGCTACAAATGCAGTAACAATTAAAGGATTGCAACCGGGGTTTTTATATCAATTTAGAGCATTTGCTGTAAATGCCGTTGGAATAGGAACAAATGAATCAAATATTATTCTTTTGCCAGAATCCATTCCTTCGGCAGTTAGCAATTTTGTAAATGCTCCGAAATAATTCTTGACATCCCCAAAGACGTATGTTAAAATTGTATCCGTAACATGATATAAAATTAATAAGTTATGAATGCAGAAATAGGAATTTGGTTTTTAGTCGTTGGATTATTCTTCCCTCGAATTGCATTGTTTTTTTGGTGGTGGGCTGGAAATTTACCCGCTAATACCACGCCCTTTGCATTTGATGTAATTAGTGCAATTATATTACCTCGGTTCCTTATTCTCATGTATATTTTCGAGAATCAAGGATATTCGGAATGGTTTTTTATTCATTTCATATTTCTAATTCTATCTATATGGACATCAATGAGTGCTAATAGATTATATGGAAAACATGGAAGGGATTAAATCTTTAAAAATTACAAAGTAAATATGGAAGATTCTATATTTGTAAAATGCACTTGTCATTGTAGTGTTGCCGAATTTAAATATGTAAAAGAAGAGGACGCCCTAGAAATTTCTATATGGGCTTCTCATCCGGGAAAAATTCTTTCTCATGAAGAACGAGTTCGATGGTGTAATCATATAATGGAAACTGGCGATCCCTGGGCAGATTATGCCATCGTAAATAAAGAAGATGCCAAGCGGATTGCCGAGTATATAGAAAAACATATAACCTCATCATAATATGGGAAAAAAACGAAAAAAGTCCAACGTAAAAGAAATGGAAATTATGGAAGATCTTCAACCAGAAATTACTGTTGAAGAAGGAACGAAAAAAGATGTAAAATATGTTGTGGTAAGAGAGGGGCATAGAGTATCAGATAAAGAATATGATTCGGCAACGGACCCTGTATGTATAGAAGAAGTAAATTTTTGGACTAAAGTTGCTAAAAATCATTCATATGGTGAAAAGGTGGAAGTAGTACCATATGATTCAAAAAAGCATAGAGTTTGGTAATTTAAGGAGGATTCGTATAGTAAGGTGATGAAATAATACTATATGAGAGAATGGGCGTCATTTATTGACGCCCATTTTTTTTGTGCACAATACTTATAAGTATAGGTATGTTAATTTATGCTTTATTTATAGATTTTTTCTTGATATTTATGAATATGGTCAAGAAAAGGAAACGGGCTTCTTTAAAACTAGAAAACGAAAGATATATTGTTCCTTCATCAAATGAAGAAATGAAAACTTTCGTGGGTAAATTTAAAATAGATATGATGGAACATGTAGTTTCATCAATTAAATTTGCTGTCGAAAACAAACTCCCTATAGTCGAAGTATTTCAATTTAAAAATTCTCCCTTTGTCGTTACAATTACCGAAAAAGAATTTGATGTTAATTTACGACATATAATAAGTTATTATCGGGAGAACGAAATTTATGAGTTATGTCCACGCATAGAACAATTACGTGAAATTATCAAACAAAAAACGAATGAAAAAGAAAGTCCAGAAAATAACGAAGGATTTAATAATTCACCCCAATGAAATTAAAACTGATCATAGTCCCATTATTCCACAGAGAAATAAATTAAAAGCCACATTAAAAATTTTTCAAAGAGAACTAACTGAAACTCAAAAAAAATTTTTAAAATTGGCCGAAGATAAATCTACAAAAATTATATTTGTTTCCGGTCCTGCGGGAACGAGTAAAACTTATCTTTCGGTATTACATGCTCTTAAAATGATCAACGAAAAAAAAGTAAGTGATTTAATTTATATAAGAAGTGCCGTAGAAAGTGCTGATTCTAAATTAGGATTTTTACCTGGAGAAGCCAATGAAAAATTGGCACCATATATTCAACCTCTTTTAGATAAATTGTCGGAGTTATTGCCCAAAGAAGATATAGACTTATTATTAAAGGAAGAACGGGTATCCGGAGTACCTGTAGGATTTTTAAGAGGATTAAATTGGAACGCTAAAGTTATAATCGGGGATGAAGCTCAAAATATGTCTTACAAAGAACTTTTTACACTTATTACACGAATTGGGGAATTTTCAAAAGTATTTATATTAGGAGATCCAGAGCAAAGTGATATTAACGGAAAAACGGGATTTATGAAGATGTTAAGTCATTTTGATGACGAAGAAAGCCGTCAAAATGGAATACATGTATTTCGTTTTACCGAAGAAGATATTGTTAGAAGCGGATTAGTACAATTTATAATAAAAAAAGTACGTAGCGAAATAATTAAAATAAATCAAATAAACAATAAAATAAAACGGCTCTGAGATTCTATATATATAGGATATTATGGCAAATAAACGCATTTCACAATTAGCAGAAATCCATGCGGAAGATTTAAGCAAGGATGATCTATTGTTATTATCCGATGTTTCGGAACATGAATCTAAAAAGTTAAAATTAACAGATTTGGGGTCATTCTTATTAGATGAAGTTAATACAGGTTCTTTATATGGAACCGCAAGTTGGGCACACATGGCAGTATATGCTTTAGGAGCGCCCATTCCAAAAAAAGTTGATTCTTCTTCTATTTCTGATTATTCATTGTATTCAAAAAATGCAAAAAATGCTGAAACGGCCAGTTCATCATCTTATGCATTAAGTAGCTCTTATTCAATAACATCTTCTTATGCTTTAGTAGCCGAAACGTATTTAGCATTTTCGGCAGCATTTGCCGATTATGCGAAAACTGCATCGTATCTAAGATACACTGGAATACCTAATGGAACGGCTTCATACGCTTTTACGGCGTCATTAACAAAAGGAACTTCTTCTTATGCATTTACTTCATCTTTTTCAGAATCTTCTTCATATTCGGAGTCTTCTTCATATTCTGATTATTCGACATATGCAACATATGCCGATAATTTTACAGGAGAACTTCCTACTCCAACAGAAGCATTGAGGGCATTATTGGCAGACAATGCTACGGAAGCTGATCATGCGCAAGAATCCGAAACGGCATCTTATTTAAAATATCAAGGAATACCTAATGGAACAGCTTCATATGCTATGGCTGTTAAACAAAATTATGATATTTTATATAATCATGGAATATATTTAGCACATACACATTCTAAAGGTAGAACTCAATTAGATAAAGTTTCTATTTCTTCTCCTCGTGGAATGGGAGTAAGAACGGGATTTGATACTGCTGGTACAGTTATTATTCCTTGTTCTTCATCGAATTATTTTACATGTTCCATTGAATTACTGGCAACAAACAAGTGGAGTGGCGTGACGACGGAATTAGATTCGTCTCCTCTTGAAGCTTCATTATGGATTAATGAGGATACAGGAACAATTAGTGTGCCGTTTAAATTAATGGGAGAAATGATGGCAACTGGAAGTTTAATGGTATATGTAACTACATCGAACGGTGCTATTATACATCCAGATCGCATAGGAAGATTTAATATTTATAGCAATTCTCCTGAAATCCAAGTGGAACCAGATGTGGAAATGAGTTTACAGGTTCTTAATCAAAGTGAATCTCCTATTCAATTTTTATATGAATCTAATGGATCATGGGTTACTGGGTATGATTATCAATGTTATAATGTTAGAGAAACAGTGACGAAAATAAATTTAAATAATTTATTTGTTTCAAAGGTAAAATATGCTTGGTTAATGCCAAATTTAATAGAATTTAGCGCAGAAAACGATCTGTATTTAACTGATGTAGGAGGAATGCCCCAATCTTTAATTTCGATGTCTATTA